TCATAGTAGAATTAGATTCTTTTTCAATGTCATTTTTAATTTTTTTATACTAGATTTATTAAAATCAATTTTTTCTGCTAAAACTTTAGATCTATCTAAATATGTATCTATATCATACACGCCCTGCTCTAGTAAATTGTGAAGATTTTCTTTTTGCATATTTAGAGTATTAGACTCAGATTCAAGTGTTTTTAAAAGTTTTTTATAATTTTTTAAAATGCTATTTTCTTTAGCATTAGATTCATTATCAAAAGAAAGATCATATGAATTTACCCACGAATTAAGTTGATTTATAACTTCATCTTCTAATATATCAAGTCTTATACCTCTATTTGCACCACATTCAGTACATTTTATAAACCTAACGATAGCTCCTCCTTGATAAGTAGATTGTTGAGCTACCATTTTATAGCCGCAGTTACTGCAAATAACTAAACCTGCAAGTGGATTTCTTATAGTGGTATCTTTTTTATTTCTTGGTATCTCATTACGAGATAGTAACATTTGAGCTTTATTCCAATCAGTTTCAGAAATTATAGCTTCGTGAATTCCTTTTGCTTCTACTCTTTCGTCTAACGGTCTAGTCCTAGAAGTTGTTTTACCTCTCTCAACTTTATTCCAAACTACATACCCAGCATATGTTTTATTTTTTATAATATCTCGAACACCTTTATCATACCAAGTTCTACCTCTAGATGTTTTTAAGCCTAAAGCATTTAGATGAGAAGCTATTTTTCTTCCGCCATACCCTCTATTTAAATATAAGTCAAAAATCATTTTAACTATATAGGCTTTTTCATCATCTATAATCATAGATTTTTTACCGTTTGAATCAAATGTGAATTTATATCCAAATGGAGCTTGAGAAGCTATATATTTGCCCTCTTCTACACTTTTAACTCTACCTCGTTGCATACGTCTAGTTATTAATTTAAGTTCTTTACGAGCCATAAATGCTTCAAACTCTGAATATTCCTCATCGAATTCATTAGTTAAATCATATATTTTTCTAGGAGTTACTATTTTTGTTTTAGATTTCTTAAATGTTTCTAAAATAAGGCCCTGGTCTTGCATATTACCTCTACCAAGTCTGTCTATATCCATGACTAAGACTGCATCATATAATCCTTGCTTAACTTCATCTAGAAGTTCTAGCATTTTAGGTCTATATTGTACACTTTCGCCACTTACTAGTTCTTCTTTTATTTCTACTATGTTTAAATTTTGTTCTCTAGCTATTTTAAGAAGGGTAGATCTATGTCTGCTAAGAGTCTCATGACCTTCTTTTATTTCAGATTCTTCGTCCGCCCTTGATTTTCTTAAATAAATTGCTGTTTTCATTTATATTCCTCCAAAACAATATGTATAGTAATGTATATTATATTACGTCGCTTAAGATTATATTAATGTAAATAAATGTTAAAAAGAATATATGTTCGGTTGGTTGTTAAAAAAAGATGCATCATATACATAAATATTAGGTAATTTAGTCAACATAAGAAATTTTTCATTACCTAAATACAGGGATTGTTTCTTTAATGCTAATGATTTTAACCTACTAATAAGTATTTCTGTATCAACATCTAAATATTCACAAATGTCTTCTATTGATGCAGGATTAGAATTAATCGCATCTACAAGTTCTTTTTCAGATATTAAATATTCACATAGCCATTTTTCCGATTTAAGTTCGCATTTATTTATGCTTAATTTATTTCTATAACTCGAAGCATTACTTAATGAATCCCCAGACGATGTATAAAAATGACCTAACTCTTCTAAAAGAACTCTGGATAATTCTTTTTCTTCATTTTTTATAGAATTATCTATCAATATTGTAGGAGCGGATTTTTCTGACTCTATATATAATCCTAAAAGTCCGAACTGTTTTAAATCATTAAAACACACTTTAATCCCCATTTTTTCAATTAAATCAAATAATTTTTCTAATTTTGTCATAGAATCCCCCTTAAAAACTAAGAACACATGTTCTTTTAAAGTTCATAAAAAAGAGCAGAATAACTGCTCTATAATATATTTATTTTTAATTTTGATAACTTCATAAAAATAATTATTTTAAATATCATTCAAATTTATACTTATATTACCCACAACTCCAAAATTCGAGGGATAAATTTTATCCTCGATAACATCCCAATTAGCATCTTTTCTAGGATCGATAGTATTAGGTAAGCTATTTAAATTAAACATTATCCTTTCATAAGAAAAAGAAGGGCAGTTTTTATAGGGGATATAATACTGATTAATTCTATCAAGTATATCCCTTTTGTCAACATGCCAAATACCTTTAGTATCAAACATTCCAAAGCTCCACCAAGGATTATTGTGTTCGCTTACTTGCAACCTATGACAGCCAAAAGGATTTACAGTAAAAGAACTGGCTCCATAACAGAATTTATCATTTCCAGAACGACATTTATCTCCATAGCAATAGTTTAACTTACCAATTATTTTTCTATCAATTATTTCTCCATTTATAAATACAAATGATGATTTCCAAGCTCCCACCAATTCATACAATTTTATGAAATTTAAATAATCATTAGTAGCAGATGTAAATGTAGCTTGATGTATTATATTTTTGCCTTCACCATCTTCAAAGTAATTAGACGACTGTTTTGCGAGGTAAACAGCTTTATTATAATTAGAAGATGTCGATTTACCAAAAGAAATACTTATATTCCAACTTGAAACATCAGTAGAAAGTTGATTTTTAGGTTTATGCAACGAAGGTATTGAAATCTCTGTAGAAGCTGATTTTTTTACAGGTTTAGGGTTAGGTGGATTTTTAATTTTACTCTCTAACCTAGCTATTCTATTATCAAAATAATTTATATCAATATTATTTTCATTTATACTACGAGTTATGAGATTTTGTTTGCCCAACACGGTTATAGACAGAGCTCTTTTATAATCTTTGATTTTTTCTAACATTATAGCTGGTCTCTCATAATATGAACTTCCTTCTGGATTATAATTATTTATTACATCCATATACATAGATAAGGCTTTTTCTATTTTACCGGTTTTTTCTAACTCCTTCGCTTTTAGAAACTTAGAGTAATACTCATCAAAATAACTTCGTTTTAATTCTTCTTGAACTTCATACCCCCTTAATCTATTTTGTAATTCATTATATTGTTGTTTTGAATTGGGTTTACCTTTAATATAATTATTTAATATTTTTCCGGTATCTTCTAAATCTATATTTAAAACATCTTTATTCAGAGAATTACTAGAAGTTTTAGATGAAGTTTCCGTATTATGGTTTTTAGTAGCTTTCTTCTTGAAGAAATCAAGTATTCCCATATATTCCCCCTAAATTAGAATTATTTTTTATTTTGTTGCATTAATCTAATCATCTCTATATATTCATTTATTTTTTCAATAGCTTCATCATCTAAGTCTTCTATAGGACCAATCCTATGAGCTGCTATTGTTTTTATACTTGGATCTAAAGTAGCTTTCTGTTTTAGTTTTCTTTCATCTGTGTTACCTAATAGATAATCCACAGATACATCAAAATATTTAGATAGAAGTTCTAAAAAGTCTTTCTTAGGTTCTCTAAGACCATTTTCATATCTAGATATAGTAGATTTAGCACTACCTAGGTCGTTAGCTAATTGTTCTATTGTAATCTGTTTTTCTTTCCTCAAATTTCGTAAACGTTCATTGAAAGTTGCCATTTTTTCACCTCTCATTATCTAAATTATAACCTTTGTTGCCAAAATTGAAATAAAAGTTGCCAAAAATAAAAAAAAATTTTTAAAAAACTGTTGACTTGTTCCCGAATGGGATGTATTATGTAAATATAACAATTCCCAAATGGGAAGAGTGAAAGGAGGAAATTATGCCAGAAATCAAAAAAACCCTTAGAGTAATAAGAGCTGAGTTAGGTGTAAGTCAAAAAGAGTTTGCTAAAATGATAAATATGCCATTTTCTACGTATCAAAAAAAAGAAAGTGGAGAAAGTCAATTTACATTAGAAGAAGCTTATAAAATATCTAGTATGTTAAACAAAAGCATAGACGAACTTTTTTTTGCTAGTTAAGTTCCCAAAAGGGAATATAATTATAATATTTTTTCCAAAGTTGAAATTTATATGTAATCAAGGAGGATAAGAAATGAAAGAATTACAAGTTTTTAAAAGCGAAGAGTTTGGACAAGTAAGAATAATAGAAATTGACGATGAACCTTGGTTCATTGCTAAGGACATATCAGATGTACTTGAATATAGAGATTCATACGATATGATGAAAATTTTAGATGAAGATGAAAAAATACATCTATCTAGAGAGGATGCTTTGAACCGCATAAAGTGCGGGACGGAAATAAATAACAGAGGGATAAACCTTATAAATGAAAGTGGATTATATTCAGCAATATTAAGAAGTAGGAAACCAGAAGCTAAGAAATTTAAAAAATGGGTAACAAAAGAAGTTTTACCAGCAATAAGACAAACAGGTGGATACATACCACACAATGAATATGATGACGATGCAACTATAATGGCGAAGGCATTGTTAATATCACAAAAGACTATAGAAAAAAAGGATAACAAAATTAAAGCATTAGAAAAAGAAACATTAAAGTTAGTTGATGTTATAGAAAGTCAAAAACCTAAATTAGAATACTTAGATCAGATATTAAGTTGCGATGATGCTTTATTAATGACAAGTATAGCATTCGATTACGGTTTATCAGCTCAAGCATTAAATAAAATACTTGCAGAAGAAAGAGTACAAAGAAATGTAAGAGGACAATGGATACTATACTCAGACTACTTAGGCAAAGGATATACGAAAACAGAAACTAATGAATTCGGTGGAAAACCAAGAGTTCAAACTTTATGGACACAAAAAGGAAGAATGCTTATACATGAGATTCTTGCTAAAAGAGAAGTAAAAGCAATGATGGATTTAGAACTTGCAGAAGCATAAATAAAAATTAGGAGTGATTAATATGATCAAAAAAATTAAAACAACTTTAACAGAAGTAGAAACAAGGACATCAAATCAAATGGTAGTTGATATAAATAACATGAGTTTTATTCTAGATGAGCAATACCCTTGGATTAAGGTTATATGTTGTGAAGATGCAGACGGAGAAATATCTGTAGAGGTAGATGAAATTGACATACTTAATGAAGATGGATCAGTTCAAGTAAACTCTTTAGGAGAATTAGAAGTAGTTGCTTTAAATTGGTACTTCAATAACGTTGAAGTAGTAGCAAAATACGTGTAATTGATGATTATATCAGTGCATAGGACAATTTTATGCAGGCATAAAATATAAGGGGTGATATTTATGAATCCAGAAATTTACAGAGTAGAAACTGAAAATGCAATAATCGAAATAATATCTCCGACAGTTGCATTAGGTAGAAAGCAAACAGATGAAGAAATTCAAGAAATCTTGAATGACATAGCTAAAGTTAAATATAGAATATTTTCAAAGATGTATAAAGAGGGTAAATTAGCTACTTATAAATAGTAGCTATATATACAAACTTAGGACAAGGTAGGTGATCAACAGTGAATATAGGAGCTAATATAAAGAAATTTAGAAAAGAAAAAGCATTAACTCAAAAAGATTTGGCAGAAATAACAGGAATATCAATATCTGCAATTGAAAAATACGAAAGAGGAAGATTGAATCCGTCTTTAGGAAAAATTGAATCTATTGCAAATGCATTAGATGTAACTATCCAAGAATTAAAACCTGGCGAAAAACAACAAGTTAAAAATATAACTCAATTTTCAACAGATGAACTGTTAAAAGAAATTGTAAAAAGAGGATTTGAAATCACATTGAAAGGTAGGTGATAGAAAATGAACATATCAAAATTTCAAACTATGACTATTCAAGAAAAGTCACTTTGGTTTGTAAGAAAATTAGTAGATTACAAGTTGAAAGTAGGTGATAGATAATGGATGGCTTAGTTAGGATAAAAGAATTATTACAAACTCAAATAAAAGTAACTCAAGATATGTTTAATCAAGCAATAGAAAAAGATATACCAGCTAAAGAAGAAAACTATATGAGTTTCTATACAGAAGGTTTAAAAAACAAAATAGAAGCTTGGGAGCAAACATTAGAATTTGTAAATACAGAAATAGATATAAAAAAAGAGCCCTGCAAAGGCTCAAAATAAAAAAATTAATTAAAAAATCGTAAATATAGTATACCACAGGAGGATAAATATGAGTTCAATATTTTTAAGAAAGTTAAGTATAGAGAATTTTAAAGGGATAAGATCACTAGAAATAGATTTCGGAAAAGTAACTAATATCCAAGGAGAAAATGCATTAGGTAAAACAAGTATATTCGATGCTTTTAACTGGGTTATGTTTGATAAGGATAGCAAGAATAGAACTACTTTTGATATAAAGCCACTGGATGAAAATAACACTGTAATAAGAGGATTAAATCCAACAGTAACAGCAGTTTTAGATATAGATGGAACAGAGATTAAGCTTACTAAGATATATAAAGAGAAATGGACTAAGAAACGTGGAGAAGCCGAAAAAACATTTACTGGTAATGAAACTATATATGAAATAAACGATGTGCCAGTTAAAAAAACAGAGTATCAAAATAAAATATCTGAAATAGCAGATGAAAAACAATTTAAGCTACTAACTAATCCATATTACTTTAGTGACTCATTAAACTGGAAAGATGCTAGACAACTTATATTAGAAGTTGCAGGAGATATAACAACAGATCAAGTTATAGATAGTAAAAATGAACTAGAGCCTTTAAGAGCAGAGTTAGCAAGTCAAGACATAGAAACGGTTATGAAAAGTAAAAAAGCTACTATAAAGAAGCTTGGAGATAGAAAGAAAGATATACCAGTAAGAATAAATGAGTGTGATAGAAGTATAGTTGATATAGATTTTAACGCTATAAAAGCAGAAGTTGAGACTTTAAATACATCTTTAGAAAAGATAGAAGATGCACTTTTAGATAGCAGTAAAGCTAACGAGCAAATTTTAAAAGATAAAGAAACTATATTCTCTATGAAGCAAAGAATACAGGAAATAAATCAACAGGCTATAAATAGAGGTGGAGCTAAGAAATTAGAGTTAATGGACCAGTTAAGAGTTGCTGAAAATGAAGTTAATGAATTTAGAATGAAACTTATAAGTGTTGATAATGAAAAGAAATCTAAGGATTATCAAAAAGACACACTTGTAAATGAAATGAACAAATTAAGAGCTGAATTTGGGAATAAGAAAGAAGAAAACTTAGATACAAGCTCTATAGAAACAGAGTGTCCAACTTGTAAAAGAGCCTTTGAAACTAATGATATAGAAGCTAAGAGACAAGAACTATTAGAAAACTTTAATTTAAATAAATCTAAGGTCCTAAAAGATATACAAGCTAAAGGTATTGCAGCTAAAGAAAGAGTTGAAAAAATAACTTTAGAACTAGATGAATTAAGCAAGCAATCAACTGAGTTACTTGGAATCATACAAGAAAAAAATATGAAAGTAGCACAAATAAAAGAAGAAATAGAAAAGCTTAAAGTTGAAGCTGTTTACCTAGTTACAGATAGCGAAACTTTAGAAAGAATAAATAAGGATATAGCGGAGTTAGAAGCTAAGGTTTCAAATCCTAATGATACAAATGTTGAAGAGCTTAGAGCTAAGAAGAGAGAAGTTATAAATCAAATAAATGAGTTAAATAAAACTCTAGCTAAGGAAGAATTAAACAAAGATTTAGAAGTTAGAAAACAAGAGTTACTAGATGAAGAAAAAGAGCTTGGAGTTGAGATAGCTAAGCAAGAAAAGATAGTTATGTTATGTGAGTTATTTATAAAAACAAGAGTTAATATGCTTGAGAGCAATATAAACAGTAAATTTAAAAATGTTAAGTTCAAGTTATTCAAAGAGCAGGTTAACGGTGGAATAGATGAAACTTGCGAAGCTTTAGTAAATGGAGTTCCATTCTCTAATGCAAATACTGCAGGTCAAATAAATGCAGGATTAGATATTATAGATACTTTAAGTAAGCACTTTGATGTACAAGCTCCAATATTTATAGACAACAGAGAAAGCGTAAATAACCTTATAGAAATAGATAGTCAAATTATAAACCTTGTGGTTACTAAAGATAATCCATTAAAAATACAAAATTATTCAATAGAAGGAGTGATGTAGTATGTCAAATCAAATACAAACACAAAAAAATAATGTAAAGGTAGCAGGTATAAAGCAACTTTTAGATATGGATGTTTATAAGAAAAGAATAAATGAAATCATGGGTAAAAAAGCAGCACCATTTATGGCTTCAATAGTTAATGTTTCAAATTTACCAAGTTTAAAAGATTCAGATCCAAACAGTATTATAAGTTCAGCTATAGTAGCAGCAACATTAGATTTACCTATAGACCAAAATTTAGGATTTGCATATATAGTTCCTTATAACACAAAAGAAGGTAAAAAAGCTCAATTCCAAATGGGATATAGAGGATATATACAGTTAGCTATGAGAACTGGACAGTATAAAACAATAAATGCAATAGAGATATATAAAGGTGAAATAAAGAGAGTAAACAGACTTACAGGAGAAATCGAATTTAACGATGATGAAGATTTAATAGATAGAGATACAGTAGTTGGTTACATGGCTTATTTTAAACTACTTAACGGTTTTGAAAAGACATTATATATGACAAAAGAAGAAATGGAAAGACACGCTAAAAAGTATTCTCAAAGTTATAGTAGTCAGAAAAAATGGGTAGTTGATTCTAGCTTATGGAGTACTGACTTTGATGGAATGGCAATAAAAACAGTTATAAAAAGACTTTTAAGCAAGTACGGAATATTATCAGTAGAAATGCAAAATGCAATAAGTAACGACCAAGCAGTTATGAATAATGAAGGTAAGCCAGAGTATGTTGACAATGAAGTTAAAGAAGAAATAGCTCAAAATGCTAATAAGAAAACTATAGATATACCTCAAGAAAATGTAGTAGATACAACTTTTAAAGAAGTTGAAAATGTAGAGCAAAATATAGTAGGACAAAATACATTTGATGGACCAGGGTTTTAAACATGGGATATAAATATAATACAAAGCATGGTTATGCAGGAAACAATAGATGCAGACTTTACAATACTTGGTTGAATATAAAGCAAAGATGTAATAATCCTAAAAATCCAAGGTATAAAAATTACGGAGGAAGAGGTATAGAAGTATGTGAAGAATGGGCTAACAATTTTATAAGTTTTAAAAATTGGGCCATTAAGAATAATTACAATGATAACTTGACAATTGACAGAGTCGATGTAAACGGAAATTACGAACCTTCAAATTGTAGATGGATCAGTAATAAAACTCAACAAAACAACAGAACAAATAATAGAATAATTGAGTTTAACGGAGAAAGAAAAACATTAAAAGAGTGGTCCGAAACTTTAAATATAAAATATAACACTTTACAAAAAAGGTTAAACAAAGGGTGGGCAATTGAAGTTGCCCTTACCCTTCCAATTCAAAAACATAGAAAAGGTGATATATATGAAGTTAAAAGTACTGGGATCTTCAAGTAAAGGCAACTGCTACTTGCTACAACTAAAAGATGAAACTCTTATCCTGGAATGTGGAATAAGATTTAGAGAAATAGTAGAAGGTTTAGACTTCAATTTAGAAAATGTAGTTGGCTGTTTAGTAACCCATGAACATAAGGATCACTCTAAAGCTATCAAATATTTAAATATGGATGGAATAGATGTGTATGCAAGCAAAGGCACTTTTGAAAGTTTAGGAATAGAACATCACAGGGCTAAGGTTATAGAAAGTGAAAAGTTATTCAAAGTTGGAAACTTTACTATAATGCCTTTTGAAACTAAGCATGATGCAAAAGAGCCACTTGGATTTTTAATAAATCATAAAGAAATAGGAAACTTACTTTTTATAACAGATAGTTATTACTGCGAATATAACTTTAACAACTTAAATCATATTTTAGTTGAATGTAATTACAGTAAAAATATACTAGATGAAAATATAGAGAATGGAGTTATTCCAGTATCTCTAAGAAACAGAATAGTTAAAAGTCACTTTGAATTAAATAATGTAATAGATTTCTTAAAATCAAATGATTTAAGCAAAGTAAAGAATTTATTATTAATACACTTAAGTTCATCAAATAGTGATTCAGACTATTTCATACAAGAGACAGCAAAGGCAACAGGACTAGCTATAGATGTAGCTAGAAAAGGACTAGAAATATATTTATAAGCAAAAGAAGAAGGTGAGATAAATGGCATTGTATAGACAAATTTTCATAGAGTTTTGGAAAGATCCTAAAGTCACAGAGGAAATGAGTGCGGAAGATAGATATACATTACTTTATCTTTTGACTAATCCTCATACAACTCAAATAGGAATATATCAAATAACTAAAAGACAGATAGCCTTTGATTTAGGATACAGCACAGAATCAGTAGGAGCTATAATTGAAAGATTTGAAAAACTATTAGGATTAATAAGGTATAACCCAGAAACTAGAGAATTAGCTATAAAGAATTGGGGGAAATACAATCTTAAAAGAGGTGGAAAGCCTGTACTAGATTGTATAAGAAAAGAACTAGAGAAAGTAAAAGATAGAACACTTATAGAATATGTTGCAGATTCAATACCTAATGAAACTATAAAAGAACTGTTTTTACGTAACGTTCACGTAACGTCGACGATAAGTGGACAAGAAGAAGAACAAGAACAAGAAGAAGAACAAGAACAAGAAGAAGAAGAAGAACAACAACAAGAAAAAGAAGAAGTAAAAAAAGTACTGACTGAGGTTGTTGATGAAATTAGTAAATACTTTCTCTTAGAAGATGATGACGTAAAAAAAGTAGCTAATACATACTTAGCTACTGGCAAAGAAATAAACTATTTGATTGAAAAGCTTAAGTTAGTAAGCGAGACACCAGATGTTAAAAATGTTGTTGGATACTTACTAAAAGCAATTCAAGAAGATTATAAACCTATTATTGGCAAAACTAATAATTCTATACCTAGTGTAAAGACTAGATTTCACAATATAAATCAGAGTTTTAAAAAGTATGCTCCAGAGCAATTAGAAAAGATATTGCAGGAAAGTCAAAAAGGCAAATTTAATTAAGGAGGGTTAATCCCTCCTGGAACTAAGGGGATAAAGATATGAGTGAAGTAATAGATTTAAATTATATAAAAAAAGAGCAAGAGCGCTTTGCTAAGCATTTAGAAACTACAAAAGGTATAAAGTATCAAGAAGGTAATTTAAAAATCACAGAGGGGCAAATATTGCATTTGCAATCTGAGTTATTTGAGGTTTTGAATGAAACTAAGATACATAAAGAATATGACAATGATGTTGATAGAAATAAATTGCTAGAAGAGTTAAGTGATTGTTTAAGCTGCATAGGCAATATAGCTAATAGCATTGATGTTGATTTAATTATAAATACAGAAATAAGACAAGTATCGGACCTTATAAAGCAATTTAGAGAATTAATATATGACACTTCAAGGTTAGATAAAGTACCTAAGATAGGAGTATCCAGAAGGAAGCTAAAAGAGATTATAGTTCCTAATTTTATAAATATGGTATATAGCCTAGGATTTAACCTGGATGAACTTAGAGAAGCTTATTTTAGCAAAATGAAAAAGAATTATCTAAATCCTAAATTCAAATAAAAAGGGTGGATTTAAATGTATAAAAAGAAATGTGAGTATTGCGGAAAAGAATTTAACTCACAACAGCCTAATGCAAAATACTGCGGTAAGTACTGTGGGGGCAAGGCTAGAAATTTAAGAAAGATAATAAACAAGATGAAAAGGGGATAAGTTATGAAAACTAAAGAGGAGCTATTAGTGGAGGAAAACATAAAGTTAGTCCACTTTGTAATAAACAAAAGATATAAAACAATAATTCAGAAGATTAATTATCTAGGATTATATGAGGATTTTTACCAAGAAGGATGCATTGGACTATTTAAAGCTGTAAAGGCATTTGATGAAAGCAAAGGATTTAAATTTAGTACATTCGGTTTTAGATGGATAGATCTTCAGCTAAGAAGTTTTGTAGGTAAATATATGCCTAAACATTATAATGACAATTTAGTATCTATGGATAAAAAAATAAACAAAGGCGACAAGAGGGAAATAACTTTAAAAGATGCTATTTATAGCTACGATGAATACAACGGATTATACAGTGATTTAAAGAAATTTGCTAAAACAACAAAGATTAAGGATATAGATACCATAATTGATTTAAGCTTAGAAGGATTATCACAAAGAGAAATATCTACAGTGATAGGAATTAGTCAACCAGAAGTATCAAGAAGAGTAAAAAGATTCAAAACTGAATTTGAAATATATTCATCACTTGGAGAATTGGTAAGAATAAATAAAGTAAGTTAAATGGAAGGGGATATATAACTGCAAATCAATCAAGAAGTCAAAAGAGCTAGTTGTAAACTTGTAGTTACATTAAATAACCTTATAGATTCATCATTTGTAGACACTCATAACAGAGTGGTAGAAAAGTTTGTAACTGATAACTACAACGTGATTATACATGTGCATGAAAAGAAGCATAAAAAGAGATATGCGGACTTCAATACATTTGAAAGAGAAGAAGTATATCAAGAGGGTAAAGAGTATGGAGATTATCTTGTAAATAGATTTTATATTGAAAATTAAATTAATTAGGGGGAACTAAAGATGAAAATAAAATTACCAGTGGTTTTAAGAAGTACTTATGAAAGAGAAACTAGCGAATTAGTTTCGGATATAAATGTTTTAGAAGGTGTAAAAGATGCATCTGATAAAAAGATAGAAAATTTAAAGTTAGATTTACAAGAACTTAAGAATTCAAGCTACTTTACAGTTAGAGAGAAAGATAGAGAGATTGAGGAATTAAAGTTACAACTAGAGGAAAGAGACAAGCAAATCAAAGGTATGGAATGGTGCATCCAGGAGAGGGACAAAGAACTGGATAAGGTAAAAGCATTTAACATGGATCTATACAAGAAAGTTGAGTTAGCAGGTGAAATGTATAGACAGTTTAAAGATAAAGTTGATAAGGCTTGCGAGATTGAGTTTGTAACTAGAACTATAACACATGAAGATATTAAGAAGTTTATGAAAGTAGAGGATATAATCCAGCTATACACTTTAATAGGAATTGCAGGTAAATAGTTATGGCTCATATATTAAAGCTAGTAACTAAGAAAACTTGTCACCACTGTTCGGAGAAATTTATGGTTATAGAGGTTAGAGGAACTGAGTATTATCAATGTAAAAGTTGTGGATGTATGACTAAAAAATAGGAGGTTATTATGAGAGAATTAAAATTTAGAGTTTGGAATGAAATGCTAAGAAGGATGTACTCTTACGAAGATTTAGAAAAAAATACAATAGACATAACTAAAATAAAGTTCATACAGGGAGTATTTTTACCAAATAGCGAAGGAAATAAGGTTATGCAATATACCGGGATTAAAGATATAAATAATAAAGAGATATATGAAGGGGATATAGTGGAAATTTATCCTATGGATCTATTTGAAAATACTGTTTTTAAAGGTAAAGTTAAATTTTGTGATGGTAGCTGGATAGTTGATAATGAAAAAGATTGCAGATATTTATTTACAGAAATTGATGAAAATAAAGTAATAGGTAATATATACGAGGATAAAGACTTATTGAAATAAGCAGGAATACATATCATTATCAGTACATTTATCTAAGTGTATTGATAATGATAACTAAATAATAATGGAGGATGTTATGAAAAATAAAGAATATAAGATAGGTCAAGAGATAAAATTTGAAGAAGATTTCGAAATAGAAAGTTTTAGAGGTAGAAAAATTCAAGTTAAAAAAGGAGATAAAGCTATCACTAATAGCAGAGGGTTTATAACATACATAACTGGAAACGCAAGAGATATGCGACAAGTTATAGAGGGTATGACTGTTAAAGATTACGACCATAGAAACATAGCTGAAATGATATACAATAGATTGAATTTGGTATATGGGTTAGAAAACTTTGTATCAGATGAAGAAATTGAATACTCTGAAATGATTGATGAAATGGAAGATGTATTGTGTGAAATACTTTAGATAAATATCCTGGACCATAAGATCCAGGAAACTAAATTAAATATTATGATACCAGATAAGAAGGTGATTGATATTACAACATATATAGCTAGTTTCAGTGGTGGCAAAGATAGTATAGCTATGGTTTTAAGGTTAATAGAAGAAAATAAACCACTAGACAGAGTTGCTTTTATAGACACTGAATTAGAATTCGGAGAACAAAATAATATCATTAAGATCTGCGAGAGAAGATTTAAAGAATTAAAACCTGGATTAGAGTTTGATTATATAAGACCATTAAAAACATTTGAAGAATACTTCTATACAGTTAAGAAAAAAGGTAAGTTTAAAGGTCAAATATATGGCTGGCCATTTACGGCAGGATTCAATAGTTGGTGCAACGATAGGTTAAAGCAAAGACCTTTTAGAAAATATCAAAAGCAATTTGATGATGTAATAATTTATCTAGGAATTGCAGCAGATGAACCTAAGAGACTTAAAAGGTTAGAAAGTAATAGAAGAGCTCCGTTAGCAGAATGGGGAATGACAGAAAAAGATTGTCTTAAATATATAAAAGAAAAAGGATTTTGGAATCCGATGTATTGGAAGTTTGAAAGATTAGGTTGTTATTTATGTCCTAAGCAGAATAATAAATCGTTAAAAGTATTAAGACGAAGATATCCATATTTATGGGAGAAGATGCTTAAAATGGACAAGGATAGTCCAATACCTTTTAGAGCAGATGGAACGACACTACAGGAGCTAGAGCGTAGATTTAAGTATGAAGAAAGTCAAAGGATAATAGCACCGTTGCCATTAGTAGAAAGACATTTATTTTATGAAAATGAACAAACAAGTTTACTATAGGAGATTGAATATGAAAGAAATATTAGTAGGATTTATAGGAATTGGATTACTGCATATATGTCCTAAAAATGAAAAGTTAGGATCATTAGCTTTCTATGGAATGAAAGCTATGTTGATATTAACAGCTACATATTTATTAGGAGCAGTTATATTAGGGACTATATAAATTAATATAAACAATAGAAAAGCGGGATATTATTTTCCCGCTCCACCTATAATCTGTCTAAGTTTATTTGAGCTGTCATAAGCTGAAGAAAATGAAACAATAGCATCAATTAAATTATCAGGATCTTTAGTTTCAAAATATGCTTTTAGCTTAATTAAAGAAATTTTATAATAATTTAATATGGATTGCATAGACAGAATTACATCATTATCTCTTTGAGGAAGTTTTGCTGTTTCAGCAGTTAAAGTGTTAATTGCTGCTTCTATAAATTTAATATCCTTTTCAACTTTATCTTCTTTATAGTTTCCGGCAGCTACATATTTAATTAGAAGGTACATATTATTATCAATCAATTCTAGGTCTTTAATCAATCGATTGCTAACTGGAACAGGAGCAGAAACATTACAAGCATTAGAAAAACTTATAGTGCTTGTAAATAAAATTAAAGTTATAGCAAAAACAATATTTAGCTTTTTCCAAGACATAAATTCACATCCTTTTTACAAGTAGTATATGTAGAAATAAGTAAATTATAGGTTTGGAAAATTTTAAATAAAATTTAATAATTTAAGGAGATTGATATGAAAGTTAATTTTACAATAGATGGAGAAGCAAAAGGAAAAGAGCGCCCAAAATTTTCAACTCAAAACGGTAGAGCATTTACACCAGAGCAAACTAAGCATTATGAAAACTGGGTTAAGTTGTTATATCAAACTACAGTTAAACACTACTTTGAAGGTAATGTAAAGATGTCTATAGTTTGTTATTACGGAATTACTAAAAAAGATATAAATGCGATAGCTAAAAATAATATAAAAACTAAAGAGTTTAAAGAAGCTAGAGATAAGTTAGATGGAGTTATAAGACCAACTAAGAAACCAGATTTAGATAATGTTATAAAGGCTATAGCTGATAGTTTAAATGGAATAGCATACAAAGATGATGCACAGATTGTAGAGGTAGTTTCTAAAAAGTTCTACAGTGAAAGACCTAGAGTAGAAGTCACAATAGAAGATTTAGCTTAATATAGAGGGGGAATTATTTATGAGTAAAAATAAAAAGTTAGAAAATAAGTTATATAAGGCAACAGAAAAAATATTATATAATTATGTTTTTTTAGATATAAATATAAATTCAGAAGAAAAAGAATTAGAAAGTTTTGAATTAGACTTAAAGGGAATGTATGCAGAACTTTCAGACTATGAAAGAAATGCTGGTATAGTTACTGGGGGAGGTTTTAGTAGTGGAATTAGCAATACTGTAGAAACAAAGATACTAAGAAAAGAAAAACTTAAAACAGAGCTTATTCCAAATTTAGAAGCTAAGATAGATAAGAAATTAAATAAAATAAATAGAGATAAAAGTAGAATGAGAAATATAGAAATAGCTATAAATAATTTAGATATAGTAGATAGCAGAGCGAAGCAAATTATAGAATTATACTTTATACAAAGAAGAAAAGTTTCAGATATATGCGATATAGTTCATTTAGAAGATGCACAAATACATAGGTTAAAAAGCTTAGGTATAAAAGCTATAAGAAATCACATATTTGGATTTGATGCATTAGAGGAAGAGGACAATTTAATAAGCATGTTAAAGGTTAATTAAAATGATATAAACATGATAAGATTTTAGAGGTAATATATGGGATAATGTTAATATAAGGAATTAGGACAAACTAATTTCTTACTCCCAATACCCCTTTTTATATATAATGGCCAGGGTTTCCCTTCCCTGGTAACGTGCAAGTAAGAGTATTTGTTGGTGCAACTCCAACAACTTGCTAAATTAGGACTACGAAAAGAGAAACTCTGTAGAGGTACGGAGTATAAACTAAAAAATACGTACACTCGTTTTTAACTACTGAAAAGCCTAGAAGCCAACTAGGCTTTTTTATTTTGTATAAAAGGTGATTATATGAAAAAGTGGAAAGATGCTGATGAAGTAATTAAGATGATCCATGAGTTACCTAATGAAAAATTAAGAAATATTGATAAAGAAATGAGTAAGAAACCTAATTTTGAACATAATGCCGATGTCGGCAAAAAGGTCAAAAGGAAATAGATTAAATAAGCTTATCTACCAAGTGTAGAAAAAGAAAGTCGGAATTAGTAATGCTATAACCGACCATTTTTATTTTGGAGGTAGTTTTAAAATGGATAATGAATTTTGGGTAGATGTTCCTACTATTAACTTTAAACCTATAAAAGTATTTGATATAGATGCAGATAAAATTGAAACATTGGAAGATGTTAAAGTTATATTGGGAGCAATGAACTTAAGAATAAGTGAAAATTTTGAAGGTATAGATAAGATAAGACATTTATTAAAAGAACTGGAATAATAATTTAAATATAGAAACTAGGAGGTGAGCATTGTGAAGCTTAACATAAAACAGAAAGCATTTGCTGATTATTTTATTGAAACTGGCAATGCTTATCAATCTGCTATAAAGGCTGGATATAGTGAAAACTATGCAAAAGGCAATGTAATTAAATTGTTGGAAAATGAGAGTGTAAAACAATATATAGAAGAAAGAATGAAGGAAATAGAAAGTGAAAGAATAGCTAAGGCCGAAGAAGTCTTAGCTTTTTTAAGTTCCTCACTAAGAGGTGATGTATTAGAGGAAGTTGTTGCTGCTGAAAGTGATGGAGTTGGAGGAATGAAGCCAGTAATAGTTAAAAAGCAATTAAGTGCTAAGGATAGAATTAAAGCAGCTGAGTTGCTAGGCAAAAGATATGCTCTATTCACTGAGAAAGTTGATTTAGATGGTAATTTAGAAGTTACAATAATTGATGATATAGGAAAGCTAGACGATGCATAAACGAATATCGGAAATTATAAATAGAAACTTTCATGAGTTTTGGAAAACAATCAACTCAAATAAGTATTTATATCACGTTTTAAAAGGTGGTAGAGCAAGTGCTAAGTCAACTCATATAGCTATTTGGTTAGTGTTAGCTTTAATGAAATACCCAGTAACATGTTTATGTATACGTAAGGTAGGAAACACATTAGCAGAATCAGTATTCGAGCAACTTAAAGAAGCTATAGAGATTCTTAATGTAGGTCATGTTTGGAAGATACAAAAGTCTCCGTTACAACTAATATATATACCTAGAGGTAATAAGTTTATATTTAGAGGAGCAGATGATCCAGCTAAGATTAAATCTATAAAGATGTCTAAGTTCCCTATAGCTTTTGTTTGGTTTGAAGAGTTAGCAGAGTTTAAAACAGAAGATGAAGTTACAACGATAGTTAACTCGGTGCTAAGAGCTGAGCTTCCTCCAGGATTAAGTTACAAGGTTATATATTCTTATAACCCTCCTAAGAGAAAGCAATCTTGGGTTAATAAAAAGTTTGAAACTCAATTTATTCAAGGTAATACTTATGTTCATCACAGTACTTACTTAGATAATCCTCATATATCAAAAGCTTTTATAGAAGAAGCTGAGGAAGTTAAAAATAAGAATAATTTTAAATATAGATGGGAGTACTTAGGAGAACCTATAGGTTCTGGAGTAGTTCCTTTTTCTAATTTGGAATTTAGAACTATAACCGATGAAGAAATAAAAAGCTTTGATAATATAAGGCAAGGTAATGACTTTGGATATGCAACAGATCCTATGGCTTTTGTTAGACTTCATTATGATAAGAAGAGAAGAATTATATACTTCATTGATGAAATCTATGGAGTAAAGATGTCTATAAGAGAATTAGCAGAAAAGATAATAGCTAAAAAATATAATGATACTCATGTTACTTGTGATAGCGCAGAGCCTAGAAGTATTGCAGAACTTAGAGAAAAAGGAATTAAGGCATTAAAAGCAAAGAAAGGACCTGGATCTATTGAGTTTGGTGAAAACTGGCTTGATGATTTAGAAGCTATTGTTATTGATAATAAAAGAACTCCTAATATAGCTAAGGAATTTGAAAACATTGACTATCAAACAGACAAAGACGGAAATATTATGCCTAAGCTAGAGGATAAAGATAACCACTCTATTGATGCAACTAGATATGCACTTGAATTAGATATGAAAACACATGGTAGAGAAAGAAAGTTTAATAGTAGATAGGAGGTGAGATTGTGATAAACATAATAAAATCTGAACTTGAAGGACTTTACGGAAGTGAGGTAATTAAAGAGCATAGTGATATTATAAACCTTTATGATATTTATGAGGGGCCAGGTCAAGATTGGGTAGTTGATGAAGAGGATTATGTTCCAACTAAAAAGAAGGTCAACTATATAAAGAAGCTTATTAAAGAAGAAGCTAGATTCCTATTTGGGAAAGCTCCGACATTCTCAATTGCAGTTGACGATGATACATTAAAGGATCAAGCAGAAGAAATAAATAAATACATTAAAAAACTTCTAAAAAAGAACTTATTTGAAGATAAACTTATTAAAGCAGCTAGAGATTGTTTCATAGGTAAAAGAGTTGCTATTAAGCTTCATGCAGATACAATAACTAAGACAATAAGAATAATGTTTGTGCCTAGCTTAGAGTTTGTGTATGAGCCTTTTGATGATAGAGTAGATGAACTACGAAAGATTATATTCTTCTATCAACTTAACCAAGCAGAAACTAAGAATGAACAGAGGATATGGAAACAGAAATACGAAATGGTTAAAGACAAATGTATTCTCAATGAAGGTATATACGATGGATATGGAACTCCTATTGAAATTATTTCAAAAGATGTTGACTTAAAGCTTACAGGAATACCAGCATATGTAATATTGAATGATGGACTTTCCGGAGACTTAAAGGGAGAAAGTGATGTTGAAGAATTACACGACAATGCTATTGCTTATAATAAGTTATCTAGTGAGGATATAGACGCTCTTAGAAAAGGAATGAATAGGATTATCTATGGAACAGATGTAGATCCCGATGCATCTAAACATTTTAAATTAAAGCCAGGGGCATTTTGGGATGTTGCTACAGACCAAACAGCAGGTGAAGGAAAACAAGCACAAATAGGAACTGTAGAAACTGATTTTAATTATAATGAGCGTATGGAAAATACACTTAACAGAATTAAATCTGATATGCATGAGGTTTTAAATATACCTTTAATTAATAACCAGGATTTAAAAGGTATGATGACAAGTGGTAAGTCTATGAAAGCTTTGTACTGGCAACTCATTACTAGGTGCGAGGAGAAAATGAAAGCTTGGAGACCTGCTCTTGAGTGGATGATAAAAGCAACTCTTGAAATGATTGAGGTTTATAACATAACTAAGCTACCTATCTTAGAAGAATATGAGGTAGTTGTAGAAAATCAATATCCATTACAAGAGGATGAAGATACTGAGAAAACTATTGATATGCAACAAGTTAATACTCAGACAATGAGTAGAAAAACTTATATTAAGAAGTGGGCAAATGCTACTGATGAAATAGCGGATGAAGAACTTAAGCAAATACAATTAGAAAAGACTATGTTAGAAGATAGCATAGGAATGATTGAGGAGGTAGTTGAGTAATGATTGGATTTGAAGAAGCGTTAAAGGTATTAAAAAATGGTGGACATGTAACACGTAAAGGATGGCATAAAATTGGCATGTACTTAACAATGCAAAAGCCTGATAAAAATAGCAAAATGACAGATAAATATATATACATAACTATAGATAAAGATTATAGAAACCCTTGGCATCCATCTCAAGCAGATATGTTTGCAGAGGATTGGATTGAATTAGTTTAAAATTTAGGAGGTGATTGATTAATGGAAAAGAATTTTTTAAAAGAAGAAAACGAAAAACTAAAGTGTCAATTATCCGAAATGAAATATAAGTTAGAAAAATTTAAACAAAACAAACCTTCTGAATATCTAATATATCTTAAAGATGATTCTACAATTGAAGCTAAAGTCGAAGAAGGAGATGTTGCAGGAAGTACTTGGGATGGTTTGATATCATATGGAAAAGTAGTAGTAAACATAGATGAATTTATGTGTGCAATTCCAATAAAATACGATTATGAATAAATCAGAATACGAAAAACTATGCCTAGAAGCTAACAAGAAAAAGATACACTTAACAAAGAAATTTCAAAGAGAAATAAAAGATATATATAAACAAATGTACTTAAATACATCTAAGAAGCTTTCAAAAGTATCGAAGGATAGTTTATCAGAAAGATATGTAAGAAGTGTATTAAAATCCTTGCAAGCGGATATTTCAGCTTTCTCTAATTCTATTGATAAGAGACTAAGCGAGGATTTAATAGAGATTGCTAATCTAGCCAACGAAACCCAACTAAATTTATTAGTTAATGTTGATAGGAATTTCAAGTTGGGATTAGCTGATAATTTTGTAGATATGTTTGCTAGAGTTCCTCAAGCTGCAGTTAATGAAATAATGTCTGGGAAGCTTTACAAAGATAGATTAGGATTAAATAAAAGGATATGGGCATGCACTAAGAAGTTTGAAAAGGATATTAACTATGTTCTTACGGAAGGGATTGCTGCTAAGAAACCTATACATGAAATTGCTAAGGACTTAGAAATGTATTTAAATCCTAATGCTAAAAAGTCATGGGCATGGAGAAATGTATATCCTAAAGCTTCTATACAAGTTGACTATAATACTCAAAGACTTGCTCGTACTGCAATAAATCATACTTTCCAACAAGCACAGAAGAGAAGTTGTCAAAGGAATCCATTTGTTACTGGGATTAAATGGCTTACTTCTGGTAGTCATAGAACTTGTGAATTGTGTATGAGTAGGAATGGAGTTGTTTATTCAGTTGATAATTTGCCGTTGGACACCCGAATGGACTTTGCACTACAATACCCGTACTAGAAAAGAATCTTGATGAAATTGGGCAAGAATTGAAAGACTGGGTTAATGGAAAGCAAAGTCCGAAACTTGATAGTTGGTTTGAAAAGTATGGTAAGGACTTTTTATAAGTTCTTTTTTTATGCGCCTTTTTAGCTTCTATTGCAGGCGTAAAAGAACAGATTAAGCTTAATCTATGTTGTCGTTACAACTAAAAAACGTATGGAGGATACTTAAATGGATTTAAAACAGTTACTAGGAGAAGAACTTTACAACCAAGTTGCAGAAAAGCTTGGAGATAAAAAGATAATGGTTGATGATGGAAACTTTATACCTAAAGCTAGATTTGACCAAGTAAATGAACAGAAAAAAGAATTAGATAATAGATTAACTGATTATAAAACACAGTTAGAAGATTTATCTAAGAATAATAAAGATAATGAAGCTTTAGTAAAGCAAATAGAGGAGTTACAGCTTACAAATAAACAAGCTTCTGAGGAGTATGAGAATAAAATAAAAGCTATGGAGTTTGATTATGCTCTTGATAATGCTTTAAATAGTTCGAAATGCAAGAACAGTAAGGCTATAAAAGCTTTACTTGATATGGAAAGTATAAAATATCAAGATGGAAAGTTAGAAGGTTTAGAAAGTCAAATAAAAGGCTTAAGAGAAAGTGATAGTTATTTATTTGAAGAGTTAGCTCCTCAAAATACTGGTGGAGTAGGAAATTACGGAAGAAAAGGCCAAAGTGTATCTAACCCTTGGGCAAAAGAAACTTTCAATCTTACAGAGCAAGCAAGAATGTTAAAAGAAAATCCAATGCTAGCAGAACAATTAAAAAATAATAAATAAATTAAAAGGAGTGATGTTAAATGTCAACAAAGATAGCTGATGTAATAGTACCAGAGGTATTTAACCCTTATGTTATAGAAAGGACAGCTGAATTATCCGCATTAGTAAAGTGTGGAATAATTGTCAAGGACAAAGAATTAGATTCTTTAGCATTAGCAGGTGGTAGATTAATAAATATGCCATACTGGAAAGATTTAAATGGTGATGATGAAGTTTTAGATGATAATGGAGCATTAACACCTGGTAAAATAACTGCAGGGCAAGACGTTGCTGCTTTATTAATGAGAGGTAAAGCGTGGTCAGTTAATGACTTAGCAACAGCTTTAAGTGGTGATGATCCAATGAAAGCTATAGGTGATTTAGTAGCTGAATATTGGGCAAGACAGAGACAAAAAACATTATTAGCTGTTTTAAAAGGTGTATTTGCTTCAAGTACAATGAGCGGAAACGTACATGATATATCTTCTCTTGAAGGAGACTTAGCTAAAATAAATGGAACTTCTTTTATAGATGCTAAAACAAAACTAGGAGATGCATCTGATAAGTTAACTGCAGTTGCTATGCACTCAACTGTATTTGCAGAACTAGAAAAGCAAAACTTAATTCAATATATACCTAACTCTCAAGGAGTTGTTGATTTCCCTTCATACTTAGGAAGAAAAGTTATAGTTGACGATGGTTGTCCTAAAGATGGAGATGTATATACTACATATTTATTCGGACAAGGTGCAATAGGTGAAGGTAATGGAGCTGCTCCTGTACCAACTGAAACAGACAGAGATTCATTAGCTGGAGAAGATATACTAATAAACAGACAACACTTCTTACTACATCCAAGAGGTGTTAAGTTTACTGATTCTTCTGTTGCTAAAAAATCACCTTCAAATGCTGAGTTAGCAAATCAAGCAAACTGGAACAGAGTTTACGAGAATAAGAATATAAGAATAGTTGCATTTAAACACAAAATATAAGGAGTGATTGAATGTCTATAACTGGATTTAATAGAAGGCGAAGAGAATTAGCTTTAAAAGAAAAAGAAGAAGCTGAAAAGGTTGATATAGAAGAACCTATTGAAGAAGTAGAGGAGTCTGATATAGAGGATTTATCAAAGTTAAAAGTTGATGAATTAAAAGCTATAGCTAAAGAAAAAGGACTAGAGGGATACTCTTCATTAACTAAAACAGAATTAATAAAACTTATCGAAGGATAGGTGATAACATGGGAGAATTAGAACAACTTAAAATCAGATTAAGGGAGGAAAGTTCTCCCTTTTTTACTGATGATGAACTTAAGTATTATTTAGATTTATATAATAAAGACTTAAACCTAACAACTTATAAATTGCTAATTATGAAAGCCGAGGATGATAGTATTACTTTACCTGGGGGATTGAGTTTAGCAAATAACCGTAAGTATTGGCTTACTTTAGCTTCTAACTACAAACCCAATGGAAGTAGGTGTTTATAATGATTGCGAATAAAGTTAAACCTAAAATTCAAAAGGCAATAAATAAAATGCCTACTAAAGTTACGGTGCTTAGAAATACAACGAATGAATTTGGAGAACCTTCTATCGCTCATGTTGTGTGTGAGATAACTGGTTTGTGGCATGATGGAAGCAATATGATAAGTCAAATTGTTACTAATAGCGGTGAAGTTAAAAGACAAAAGCAAAGCTTTTTAATGGTTATATATGATCAAGTAAGCTGTTTAATAAAAGAGGGTGATTATTTCACTCTAAAAGGCACTAAATACGAAATAGTTGACAAAGGCAATACCAATAACATGGATATATACTTTGATATGTTAGTTAGGAAGTGTAATAATGAGTAGTTTTAAGCTAGATATGGGTAATATCCTTAAAAGTGTAGCTGAGAAACAAGTTAAAACTATTGCTGCTTTAGCATTGTATGGTGATAGTGTGGCTAAAGATATGGAAGCTTATGCTAAAACTAATAGACCTTGGAGTGATAGGAGTTCTAGTGCTAGAAATAGACTTACTGGTCAAAGTCAAAATATGGGCACTTCAATTAGATGTAGTATAAGTCATGGTGTTAACTATGGTATATATCTTGAAATGTGCAATGAAGGTAGATACAGGATTCTTAAACCGACTATTGATGCAGTAGGACCTAAAGCAGTTAAAGGATTAGATAGAATATTTAAGTAGGTGTTAATATGTTTAAATTAATCTACAAACATTTAAAAGCAAATAAGTTTGATTGTTACAGTATAGGTCAACATAAAGGAATTTGTGAAAAACCATATATAGTTATTAAGAATAATACTCCACGTGCTTTAAGTAAGACGATGCTTGAAGAAGAAGTGGAGTTATTTTTATATTATCCTTTAGGTGAATACTCTAAGTTTATTGACTATATAGACAGTGTTAGAACATCTATGAATGGGTTGAGCTTAAAAGATAATTTTGTTCAATACCCTATTATCGTTGAGGATGATAAACAAGCTTATATGACTATATTAAGTTACCAAAATAATAGAGAGAGGGTGTTATAATGGCGGATAAACAATTTTTACCAACGAAAGACATTGCAATGGTTACGCTAGATGGATACCAAATAACTACTGCTGATGAATACGAGGCAGAAGCCGAAATAGTAGAAGGTGATAAAACAGAACTTATCGTTAATGGAGAATTGATTGCAAGTGATGAAGCTCCAACAATAGTTAAAGGCTACAACTTAAAGTTTAAAGATAATGCTATAAGACCAGCGGTTATGAAGAAGCTTCAAGGTGGAGTTTTAACTCCTGGAACTGAATCTAAAGGATTTAATTATAAAGGTCCAAATGTAGGAGCTTTAAGACCTGTTATGATAAATGAAATAAGTGTTTACACTAAAGTTTATGCAGAAAATGGACCTACTGGAGAGTATATAAAAACTACTTACACAAATTGTATAGGTGATTTAGTTAAGTTTGCATACAAAGGCAATGAGTTCTCGGCTTCTGAATTTACAGTTAAATCAAGACCAGCTGGAGGAACTCAAACGTATAGTTTGGATTTAGTAACAGAATTACCACAAGCTACACTTAATGTAGCTGAATAATAAAGGCTAGAGTTTATTCTCTAGTCTATTTTTTTATAAAGAAAGAGAGGAATATATATGCAAATTACAAGTTTAGAAACGTTAAAACAAATGAAAAAAACAGATATAGATGAATTACCAGCTTTTGATGATGGTACTAAATTTATAGTTGAGTTAAAAAAACCTAATATGATGAATTTAATAACAACTGGTAAGATACCAAATACACTTTTAAGTATTGCTATGCAAATGTTTAATGGGAAAACATCGGAATTAGCTAATAGAGCTTCGGAAGATCCAAAGATATTAAAAGAAATGGTTGGCATGATGCATGTTTTAGCAGAGGCTTGTTTAATAAACCCGACTTACGCACAATTAAAAGAAAATAATATAGATTTAACGGAAAATCAATTAATGGCTATATTATCTTATTCACAAGGTGGTGTTAAGGCATTAGAGAATTTTCGTAACCAGTAAAAGTGTTATAAGAGTTATAAACCAATCAATAAAATACAACAAATTACCTTCTGAAATTCTAAGAATTGATGATGAATATACTTCGTTTTGTTTTGATGAAGCTTGTATGTATATTTCTAGTGAGATAGAAGCAGGAAATAAAGCTAAATGGAAAGACGAAGAACTTACAACGGAAGAAGTAAGAGAAAAAGCTTTCGATTTAGCATCACAACTTAGAATGAAAGGCGGTGAGAAGTAATGGGTATGGATTTAGGTACAGCTATAGCCTATATAGACTTGGATAGTTCTAAGTTTGTAAATGGTATGAGAAATGTATCAAGTCAATTAAGTACTTTCAACTCTAGCACTGCAACTACTAGTCAAAAAATGACCGCTATGGGTAATGTTGCTAAAAGTGTTGGTGGATCACTTACAAAAGTATTTACTTTACCTTTAGCTGCTGCTGGTGCTGCATCACTTAAAGTTGCTACAGATTTTGAAGCTGGAATGAGTGAAGTTAGTGCTATAACAGGAGCTACTGGAAATGACTTAAAAAAACTTGAAACCCAAGCTAAGGATTTAGGAGCAACAACTAAATTTAGTGCAACTGATGCTGCTGAGGGTATGAAATATTTTGGTATGGCAGGTTATAAAACAGACCAAATAATGTCTGCACTTCCAGCAACTCTTAACTTGGCAGCTGCAGGAGGAACAGACCTTGGAGTTACTTGTGATATAGTTTCTGATGCTATGACCGGATTAGGTATGAGTGCTAATGAAACTGGAAAGTTCACAGATATAATGGCTGCTACTGTAACAAATGCTAACACAAATATAGAGTTAATGGGTGAGACTCTTAAATATGCTGGACCTGTAGCTGGTACACTTGGAATTAACATGGCTGATTTATCAGTTGCTATAGGACTTATGGGAAATGCTGGTATAAAAGGAAGTCAAGCTGGTACTGCATTGAGAGGTGGACTTACTAACTTAGTTAAGCCTACTGATGATATGGCATCGGCTATGAAAAAATATGGTGTTCAACTTGTTAAAAATGATGATGGTTCTGTAAATCTCATGAACACTATGAAACTTATGAGAAGTAATTTAGGAGATTTAGATCAAGCTACTCAAGCACAAGCACTTGCTACTATATTTGGAAAAGAAGCTATGAGTGGATGGGCTGCGGTTGTTAATGCTAGTGATAGTGACTTTGATAAACTTACTCAAGCTATTGCTGATAGTGAAGGACAAGCTAAAAGTATGGCTGAAATTATGCAAGATAACCTTAAAGGCTCAATAGACAACATGAAGTCAGCCTTAGAGGGTGCTGGAATAGCTATAGGTGATATACTTATTCCTATGTTTAGAGGTTTAGTTGATAAAATAACTGAATGTTTAACATGGTTTAATGGACTTGATGAAGGTACTCAAAGGATAATAGTTGCCTTTGGTGGTGCGGTTGCTGCAATCGGACCTCTACTTTTAAAGTTTGGAACTATACTTACATTGATTCCTAATATGGTTGCAGGTTGGGGTATATTAACTGGTGCTTTAGCTGGTTTCACTCTAGGAATACCGCTTTTAGTAGCTGGATTTGTAGCAATAGTTGCTGCTATAGGTAGTAATACAACAGCTCTTGACTTTTTAGTTGATAAGTTTGGATTTGTAGGAGAGGTAATAGCAACTATATGTGAGGTTATATGGGGTACAGTGCAACTTACCTTTGGTAATATATGCATAATCATAGAAACTGCAGCTAAACTTATTTATGCAGTTATGACTGGGAAATTTAGTAAACTCGATGATATAACTCGTGAAGGTTGGGCGAAGATTGAAAATAATACTGCTAAGGCATTAAGTAATATGAACGCTGATACTACAAAGGCCTTAAAACTTATAGAAACTCAATCATCAGCTGAACTTGATAAAATAACAAATGTATATGATGTTGCTCTTTCCAAACTTCCTGAGCTTACAAAACACAATGTAGGTCAAGCTGCTACAGAGTTTACTAACTCCCTTAAAGGAATTGATGAAGAAGGAATAACAATACTTAAAGGGACATCTGATACTATGGCTATTATATTAGAGGGAATAAGTGCTGATATGATAGGAACAGAAAAAGGTACAGATAAAATGAAAGCTAACTTGGAATCACTTGCGGTAGCTGGTGGTGTAAGCGCTAATGACCTTCAAAAAGAAGTCGATAAGGCTATGAAAACCATTAATGAAAATATGGTTACTGAAACAGATTTAATGAAACAAAATGCTACAAATGCTTTTAATGCTTTCAAAACTGTTGGTACATCAAGCGTTAAAGAAATGGCTGAAAATGTTGCTTCTGAAATTAAAGGTATGGGCGAAGGATCTGTTGCTGACTTAACAGCTATGGGAGCTACATGGAGTGCAATTTTAAGTGGGGTTAAAGATGATGGCTCTCAATCTACAGCCGAAATGAAAAACCTTATAACTCAAAACCTTTCAGATATGGGTATTACTGGCTCTGAACTTGTTAATCAGTTAAGAACAGAATCTACTAATCATATGAATCAAATGGCAGATGAAGCTGATAAAGCTACTAAAAAAGGTGCTGATGCAGTTACTAAGAATACACAAGATGCTAAAACTAAGGCTGTTGAAAATGCTAAAGGTGCTAAAGATGGAAGTAAACAAGAATTAGATAAGATTCCGCAAGATGCACAATCAGCAATGAGTAAAGCAGCTCAAAATATGGACCAACAAAGTAAAGCTGGTAAAGATGCAGTAAGCAATAATATGAAACAAACATCTAAAGTTGTAATGGATGAAAGTGGTAAAATTCCTAAAGATGTTCAATCCAATATGTCTAAATCAGTTCAGTCTATGAAACAAGCTGGAAGTGATATATATAATGGAATGAATACAAGTTTCGCTAAAACTGCAAGCCAGGGTAAAAAGCATTTTAGTGACTTATTTAATGGTGTAACTCGTTCTACTTCTAAAATGGCAAGTGAGGTTATATCTGATTGGAATAGGATTAGAAGTGCTTTAAGTGGGACTATTACTGGAAATGTTCAAATAAAAGTACATGGTGTTCAAGCTGCTTTAAATCAAATAAATAGTGTTAAAAATGCTGCTAAAACTAGAAGTGTTTCACCAAGTCCATTTATGAATCTTATGGCTATGCCACAAAGTTTTGCTATGGCTATGCCACAAAGTTTTGCTATGCCTATTGACACTAATATGTATGCCCAAGCTTATGATATGGTTAGGAGTAATGATATAGCTTCTTATGTTAGTTCCCAAATACCAAATTCAATAAACTTGAATATTGATTCCAATAATGGTGGAAAATCAAAGAAAAATACAGATAGAAATATAAATGTAGAGGTTAAAATTGATAAGTTTGAAAATAAAACAAGTGATAGTCCTAAGGAAATTGCAGAACAAGTTGTAGATCAAGTAATTTATAAAATCAAGCGTGAAAGATACGCATTAGGAGGTGCTTAGTAGTGCAATGGTATAAAAATGTAACTGAATTAGATAGCTTTATATACGGTGCTACTTCTAGCACTTTTTTTAATTTTGCTTTTGAAGCTGATAACTTAAAACCTTTCGAGAATGATTTTGAATTAGTAGAAGTTATGGGTAGAGATGGAGATTTATTAATTGATAATAAGAGAAGAAAAAGTAAGGATGTAAATGTAAAAGGTTATCTGATTTGTGATGGAGTTGAGCCTAGTGTGATGTCTGATAAATTTAATGATTGGCTTGTTGGTGAAGTTAAGTATAAACCTTTAAAGTTTAGTAATGATAAAACTGAATATGAAGCTATCGTAGTTGGCGGAATTGATATGAAAGAAAGATTTAAGGGAATATTTGATGTAAGTTTTAAGTTTAGTTGTATGGAGGTGGTTAAATGATACCTATACTATATGACAAAACTGGTAAAATAAAACTTGGTGAGTTAGTTGATATTATAGATAGTGGATATGTGGAAGAAGAAAGAAACGGGATATTTGAGTTTACGATAGATTATCCCGTTGGATACCCTTTATCTGATTTGATAGTTGAAGAAAATATGATAGAAACTAAACCCAATGAAGAACAAGGCTTACAGAAGTTTAGGATATATGATACCAAACGACTTATGAAGAACGTTATATCGGTATTTGCAAGGCATGAAAGTTTTGACTTAGCTAATGATCATGTAGAAAATGTAAACCTAGAAAATGCTAGTTGTGAATATGCTTTGAATACTTTATTTAGAAACTCACACTTTTCAACTCATTATCGAGGGTATTCAGATATTATTAACGCTCAAAATTATAAGATAGATAATGTTAATATACTTAATGCTATAGCTGGTAAAGAAGGAAGTATTATAGACACTTACGGGACTGGTGCTGAAATCTTAAGGGATGGAACTAATATTCATGTACTTAATAAGCGTGGTCATGATAATGAGGTAACCATTGAGTTTGGTAAAAACTTAACTGATTTTGTACTTGAAAGAGATTTGACAGACCTCGAAACTAGAGTTGGTGGTTTTGCTAAATATACTCCAGAAGGTGGAAAAGAAACTATAGTTAAAAGTAACTGGATAGATAGTCCGTACATAGATAATTTTGCACATCCTTATATAAATATAGATGGTAGACGTGATTATTCAGATAAGTTTAAATATGGTGAAATACCTACAGTCGAAAAACTTAATAAGCTATGTGCTGATGAATTTAAGATAAATAAAAGAGATATTCCTAAAAGTAACTACACTATTAAATTTATAGCTCTTAGCAAGTGTGTAGGTTATGAAGGTACTAAAGATAAAATAAGCTTATGTGATACAGTTAGAATAATTGATAAAAGGTTTAATGTAGATACTAAAGCTAAAGTTATTAAATATAAATATGACTTCGTAAAAGAACGCTATGAAAGTATGGAACTTGGTGAACCTAGAACAACACTAGGTGACATTATAGGCGGTAGCGGAACTCAAGGACCTCCCGGAAAAGATGGAGCACCTGGTAAAGATGGGGCTGACGGTAGTATTGAAGATTTTCCAGATACACTACCAAATACTCCAACTTTAACAGCTAGTGTAAAAGGTTGGGGAAGTATTGATTTAAGTTGGACTTTTGAAAATAAAGTTTATTACAGCTATGAGTTATACGCTTCTAAAACTAAAGATTTTACCCCTAATATATTTGATTTAATACATAGTGGTCAATCTAGTTCTCATTTATTCCAAGCTAAACCTGCAGAAACTTGGTATTTTAGAGTCTGCGCTAAAAATACACATGGAAATCGTACAGAGTTTAGTACTCAAGTAACTGTTACTACTAAAAAATCAGATGATTTCGAAGAATATTTCTCTACTCTAGGAGTTGGAAACTTGGTTGCTAATATATTCTCAGCTGATTACATGGAAGCTGGAATTATAAAGGCTAACTGGGTAGAACTAAAAGGAGCTTCTGTTATAGATGGTAACGGTAAGCGTACATTTGATATAGATAGCTTCGGAAGAATAACTTTAATGCCTAGTGTTTTTAAAATGATGATTGATGGTAAAGAGGAAGATGTTATAACTAAATCTCAATTTGAAGCTAATAACAATTTTATAAATATGAATTTTTCTCAAACTGGAGGAACTAATGAGATTTTAAACTCCAAATGCACTAATTCTACAGATTACATGTATACTGGTGGGCACACTGGTAGCCCCAATGTAGTTTTATTTAAAGGAAAACCTAATCTGCAATTTACAGTTTCTAACTATGGAAGTGCTGGAGGTTTTCAAACATCTAATATTAAAGTTGTAGGCGGAGAAAAACATACTTTAGCATTTGATTATTCTTTTGAGAGAGCTATGGAAACGTATTGCGAAATACACTTTTATTCTAAGAAATATGAAGGTTTTGGAGTTTATCCAGATATAAGAAAAGATGTAATTAAATTAGATGTTGTTAGAGGTGTTGTAAATCATACTGTAGATGTTCCAAGCGGTGCTAACTGGATGAAGTTTTACATATATGCTAGTTATAATGGGGTTGATAGTGATAAGTATCCGTATGCGCATTGTTACGTGAACGAATTAAGGTGTTTTAAGTCTAACATAGCTGGAAAATGGGTTCCTGCTTCTGATGAAATGTACGTTACTAATATTAAATTCAATGGCAAGGGAATAGAACAAACCTATAACAATGAGTATAAAAGCAGATGGGGAGCTGATGCATTAGAGTTTTTAACACCTCTTGGAGTTAGAAAATTAGCTATAGATAAATCACAAATTTGTACTTACAACTTTGATGATGGTAACTTTCTGTCTTTTATAGGAGCTACTAGAAATAGTGATTATTCTAAAATATTTGGTAATGCAATTTCAACTTCCAAGCACTGTGCATTTTTTGATATATCTCATCAGCCAAATGCTATAGATGATACTGAATATATTAATAATGCAACTTCTTACTTGAGGGTTAATTTTTACGACCATGACGACCAATTGAAAGGAACTCATATAAATAAGTACCCTTTATATGTTCATAGCAATTTACATATAGACAATAACTTGCATGTTACTCAAGATATAGAAGTTTGGGGAGATATAACGTGTCAAAGAAATATAGATGTTAAGCGTATTAGATGTAGAAGCGGAATAGATATGGTTAATATGTCAGTTGAAAATGCTTATGCTATAAAGTTTGCAAAAGGTAATGGATGTTTGGTAAAGGGAGATGGAAACCTTTTGGAGCTTGGAGGTCAACCAGTAAATGGAGGAGGAGGTACTAGAATAGGAGTTTCTGATTCTTTCGGAAACGTATCTGAAACATTGTGGATTTCTGCATCAGACTTTGTTTGGAATAAGGCCGACTGGAATTTTGGAGGTAGGAATATATATGATGTAAATGTATACCAAGCATTGCAATCTAATTATGCTTTTAAAGATAGACTATTAGCTACTAGCTTTGCAATGATAGATGACAATGACATAATAAAAGTAAATACAAATGAAGCTGCTATAAATAGTTTTGAGGAAAATATTAAATTAAAACAAATTAATGCTGATTTGGCTAAAGAGATTGCTATAAAAGATAAAGAATTAATTGAAACTAAAAATAATTTAGCTATGTTAGCTTTAGAAGTTGCGAAGGTAGGTGTTTAGTATGGATTGGTTTGTTTTTATAAAAGATAATTATATAGATGGATTTTATAACGATGATGATGTTAGAGAATTTGTAATGTTGAATAAAATCGATGAGCTAGATTATACAAAGATAACAGGAAATTCTTACAATTAGGAAGTAGGTGTATATATGTTTACAATAGATTTTACTAAACCTTGGTTATATAAAGATATAATTTATTTTAACCAGGGGAATTTGAGTACAAATAATACTTTAAGATGCAAACTTGTTACTGGTGGATCTGATGATTTTACCGGGGGTAGTATTGCTTGCACATTTACTACTAAAGATTCCATTGAGATAAGCGGATTTGGTAGGCTGATAGATGCTAAAGGTGGAATAATAGATATAGTATTCCCAAGTAATGCACTTGTAGTTGGAACTAATAAACTTGAAGTATTAGTTAATAGAGCAGATGGTGGAGTGGCTCAATCACCGCCTATATTGTATGATATATGGCAAGGATTAACTACTGGAAATGGTATAGAAGCTGAAACAAATTATCCTATACTTATAGAACTTATAAATAGTACAAATGAAGCATCTAACAAAGCTAATTTAGCACTTAACAAAGCCAATTCAATGATTACTGATATAACAGATGCTATAGACAATGCTTATAGGTCCGCCAATGAAGCAGATATAGCTACAAGTAGTGCAAATGCTAAAATAGAAGAAGTTGAAACTGCTAAAACAGAAATGATTAAAAAAGTAGATACATCAATAGTTACTATGAAATCAGAAGTAGAAACCGCTAAAAATGAAATGGTATCCAAAGCTGATGAAAAGATGCAACAAGTTGATAGAGCTTTAGCAGCAGGAACAGTAGATTTAGAACTTAAACAAGCTAGAGAAGATGCAAGTGGTGTTGTTTATGATAATTTAAAACAAATGCTTGATGCTAATTTAGGTGTAGAAGGAAAGACATTAAAAGACTTAGTAATTGATATGAATAATATGAAAGAAATGCAAGACTTAGAATATTCAACTGACAAAGGATATGCTGTTTGTGAGAAAACTGGTAATGGAACAGTTAAGGATCTAAAGATATATGGTAGGAGTTTTGTTAATATAACACAATTTAAGGATAAAACACTTACCTTAACAGAAGGTAAATACTATAACGATATATTGATATGCCCTGTAAATAGAATTAGCGTAAATAAAGATTATTTATTTAGTTATGATATAGAAATTATATCTAATACAACTACAACTATTTTAGGCACAAATTCTAGTTGTCAATTTGGAGTTGGTGTAAGCGACTTCAAAACGCATCCAACTATGCAAGTAGATGGAAAAACTGGATTTACCGTTAGTTCCAGTTCGAGAAATTCATTTAAAATTAATGTCTCTGATTTTAAAGGTGAAGAAAACTTTAGGCTTAGACCTCTGTATCCATCACAAGCCCCTATTCCAACTGGTCAAAGTATTACTTATAGAATTAAAAATATGATGCTAATTGAATACACTCAAAATCCTCCTAACGGATATATTGAAGGGATAGCAAGTGTTGGAAATGGCAATGAAATAGAAGTTTTAAGTCGTAAGGAAGATGGTAATTTATTTGATATATCATTAATGAAAAATCCTTCTACAACTATTTCAATCGTAGATAGAGTTATAACAACTACTAATAGTTATTTCAATAATTCAAGAATTACAATGAAAGATTTAAATTTTATTCCTAATGAGCAATATTCTGCTTATTGTAATATAGCTTTAAAAAACGGTACTGAAACTGGAGCAAATGGCAGTGTAGCTTTTGTAAAAGATTCAAGTGTTAAGTATTTAATACATAAAGGTGTACCAAGTACTAATTTCATTGCACCTGCTGATTTAGAAAACTGGGTTCTAGCATTTTATGGTAGGGGTGACGGAATAGTAACATTTACTGATTTGTGTATAACTAAATCAATCAATACTAATGGCTATATTGAACCTAAACAAGATAAAAAAACAATTTTATTTAAAGATACTGATAACAGTTGGAAACCTATAACTAATCTTAGAGGGATTGATGAAAATAATTGTGATATTGTTGATAGTGTTAATAATAAATTAGATGTTAAATATATTGATAAGATTGTTGATGGTACTGAAAATATAACCATAATGAAAACAAAAGGAACTAACACATTATTTAAAGTTGAACTTAATGTGGCACTTAAACCAAATGCAAAAATTTTATGTGATAAGTATAAAACAATTTCTTATTATGATAACTTTAACAGTGATGTTGTAGGGGTTTCATCGTATGACTTACAATCAAGAACATATATAGCAATATCAGATATTTCATCAACGGTCGAAGATTTTAAAAATAAATTAAAAATAAATAATTTAAATTTAATTTTAGAAGTTAATAACCCTAAATCATACGAAATAAATCCAATATTCCCAAGTTCATACGAAAATGAAACTATGATTTCATTTGGTAGTGGAGCTATAGCTACCCATGCAAGTTGGAAGATAACATCTAGTTTACCTAACTTTGTAAAAGAGTTATCGAATCAAATTAAACAGTTACAAGAGCAAGTATATAAAACTAATGTAGCTAATTTTGCAGTAGCACTTAATACATTAGATACAAAATTAAGATTAGATAGATTAGAAGCACCTCAAATGTAGGTGTTATTTTTATACAAAAAGGAGATGGTTTTATGAATAATACTATGACTTTAGAGGAAGCAATAGACTTTCTAGCAAAGAATTGCCCTCATGTGTTTGCCCCAATAGCAATAGAAATGCAAAGACTAGGAAATGAAAATACTGATTTAAAAGATCAAGTTGTTTCAACTCAAAACATTGTAAATGAGTTAGTAATGCAAAGTATGTCACAAAATATATAAATCATAGGAGGAATAATATTATGAGTAATGCAAAATATTTAGCAGACCAAATAATAAAAGGTGAGGAGAACGGAGGATTACCATATAGAGTAGTTGTTCCAGATTCTTATTGGAGTAAATACCAAAATGAAGTTGATGAAATACTAATTGAACGAGGGTATGAAAATCTTATAGTTAAGGACCTACAAAAGTAGGTTCTTTTTTAATAATAACTTAGGAGGAATGTATGGATATAAATTCACTAATTGAAAGTTTGGGGTTTCCTATAGCATGTGTTTTAGCTTTAGGGTGGTATATAAATAAGAAAGATCAAGATGCAAAGGAAGAAAGACTTAGAGAAAGAGAAGATGATAAACAGGATAAAGAAAGATTATTCCAAGAGATTACATATAACAGGGATGTAAATGAGAAGTTATTAAAAACAAATCAAGAAGTATCAGAAACTAACAGGATATTAGTTAAAGACTTTACAGATAAAGTTGATAGCATAGATATAAAAGTAGATAAAATATTAGAAAAGGTTGGTGTTTAATTATGGAAATGTTTAAAGTATATATAGATTTAGGTCATGGTGGAAATGACAGTGGAGCATTAAACAAAGCTAGAAATGTACTTGAAAAAAATGTAGTTTTAGAAGTTGGTAAACTGGTTGATTCTAAGCTAAGAAAATGCGGTTTAGATGTTAAGTTATCTCGTACTAATGACATTACTAAGAATTTACAACAAAGAACTAATGAAGCTAATGCTTGGGGAGCTAATTGCTTAGTTTCTATACATGTTAATGATGCTGATAATAGAAATGCAAAAGGATTAGAAACTTATTGCTATAAATTAAAATATAGAAAGTTAGCAGATTGCATACAAGAAGAATGTTTAAAAGCTGGACTTTATACTCAAAATAGAGGTGTTAAAGAAGGAAACTTACATATGGTAAGAGAAAGTAAAATGTCAGCTGCATTGATAGAATTATTCTTTATAAATAATGAAGAAGATATTAATAAGATGCTTAATAAAAAAGAAGAATTTGCAACTGCTATAGCTAAAGGTATATGCAAGTTCTTAGGAGTATCATATGTTGAAAGTGGCGGAGGAAGTAGTATTTCACCAAACCAACAATTCCCTAATGGAGAATATCAAGGTAGAAAAGCTATAGTAACTTCATCAGAATTAAATGTAAGATACGATAGATGGGTAGGAGATGTGTCTGAGCCGGCTAAAATAGGCAAACTAAAAAAAGGAGATATAGTTGATTTAGGATATTGCTTAAATGGTTGGCCAGGAATACATGGATTCAAAGGAAATAAAGGGTTTGGATATGTTAACTCAAAATATTTAAAATTTATATAATAGGGTATAATACAAATGTTCAACCAACGAACTGTAGTTGTAAAATTCAGTAGTTATCGTACCTATTAAACGAGAAAAGGAGTACTCAAGCCAACGAGTACTCCTTATTTTTTATGTGATTAATTATTATGGCAAGTCATGCATCTATCCCACAAAAAAAGACTAGGGAGACCCTAATCTTTCTGCTCTATTTATTTTTACTAACTTTAACCTCGCTCCATGAGTATTTACAACTCCTGCACTTACAACCTACATTTTTATTAAATGGAGCCATTATAATACACACTATACTACCTATAAACGTTATCGGAGCCCCTATCTATCCAATTATAGGTATCCACATTAAACACCCAGTTACTAATAATAATACAATTCCTAAACCAAACATTCCAGTTTTTTGAACTGCCAAACTCCCACAGTTTGGACACTTACTTGCATTTTGCATATTTACCCCTCATTTCCTTTGCATTTATATATTACTTACTTATAAATATATTAACATACTATGGAAAAAATTTCATTTTTTTGATAAGGACAGGCAAGTTCTTAGTTAAGGCTGCATAATATTAACTAAGATTAACAAATCTTATGTAACTTTATTAAAGGAGGTAATTATGGCATATAAACCCGAAGTGATTCCAGTTTCTTTTAAAACCACAGATATAGATGATATGATTTTATTTGATTGGTTAAAAGAAAAGTTTAAGCAATATGGAAACAAAAGCAACTATATTAAATTTGTTTTAAGAGAAAAAATGGAAGAAGAATTGTCGAATAAGAACTAATTTTAAAGAGCCCCCAGGATGGCGGTCCGTAGGAGCTCAAAATATCAGTGAATTATAAAAATATAATTCTCTAAGTATTTCGATAAAAATATTTAAATTCCTTTATAAAATTATAAAAACTTAACTGCTATTTCAGCTATAGCACAGCAAGTTATATACCCACCAAAGAAAATCATACCAGGAGTCATTCCAAACACCTCCAAAGATAAATTTATAAGATTATTATTTACTATTTAAGGGGGATTTATTCATGTTATTTATAAAAAAAGAAGAGATTATAAGCATTCCGGAGTTTGTAAAATCATGCGAGATAGAAAGAGAATTAGCGTTAGAGGATATAAATTTAAGTCTAATAGAAAAAACTATCAATCACTTAAAGAAAAATAAAGCTAAGTATATGATACTTATTTATATAATAGCTATGACTATTGATTTAAGCGGCATTACTGTATTTGCCACAGATACAGCTGCAATAGATAAGGCTGGCATGGAAATCTTAAATTTAATAAGAAAAGTAGGTTACTGGGTAGGGATAATATCATGCATGAAGGATGTTGTAAAAGAAGGTATGAGAGGTCGTTCTGAAAATATAGGTTCAATTGTAATGATGTATCTGTTAGGATTTGGAGTATTGTACTTTTTACCATGGGCATTTGATTTAATAAAAGGACTATTTTAGGGAGGTAATATTATGCAAGAAACATTACAAAATATATCTAATGTGTTAACTGGGTTATGGAATTTTTGTACAGCTGCATGGGATTTGATTACTAATCCAAGTAAAATTTTAATTGGTGTAGTAGATATATCTCATTGGGTTCTTTTATTAACAGCTATAACTTGTTTAATACTTACAATGTGTGGATGCAAAAAAACAAAAAATGGAGCTACTATAAGTATGGTTATTTACGCTATTCTTAGATGTTTAGCTGCTGTTTTGATATAGGGGGATAATATGAAAACAAAGAGTATAAGATTAGATAAATATTTTGAATTGGTAAATCCGGAGTATGTTTATTTTAAGCTTATTCCTCACTCATCAACTAGAAATAACTCATCTGATAAACTGGCTCAATTAGTGAATAAAGTCTACTTGGATTTTAATAAGAGATTATATAAGGAAGAAAAAAAGTTATTCTTTAAAACTAAATCTAAAGTTAGTTACTATATATATTTGGAAAAATCCAAAATTGAGTTTTATTTCATAATACCAAAACCATATAAAAGAATATTTAAAGATAGAATTTCAGATACTTGGAGAAACATAGAGATAAAAGAGGTTAAAGAATTACCTCAGTTCAAGGAAGATTCGACTAAGTATAGTTTAAGATATAAGAAAGAAGATGCTTTAAGTTTATCGGTAGATAAAAGAAATAATGAGCTTTTATCTAGTACGTTGAATTTATTAGAAATACTAGAATCTGAAACTAACGACAAATTAGGGATAGTGTATAATTTCGTTCCATCAAGTCAAACTATATTAGATTCATTCAAGGAATATCATAGAGAAATAACCGAGAAGTTTAATAAACATAAGCCTTTAGATAAAAATAAGAAAAATATAAAATATATCTTAAAAGTAGCGGCTATGTTTTTAATTAACTCTATAGATGGTTTTATAGATAAATTACAAACAGATCTAAAACAACCTATTCAAAATAATATAACTTTATTTCAGAATAGAGAATTGTCAAAAGCTACTACAAAAAAAGAAAATTGTACATTATGTAGAACTCAAATAGTAGTTTTCTCAGAAAGTGATGATAAACATAATCAAGATATTAACGCTAGGGCTGCAGCTGAATCTTTCAGTATAATAGATGAAGATAATGGATTGGTTTATGATGAAATGAAGGAATCGTTTGATATATGCGATTATAAATTTCCATGTGAAATAAATCAAACATCTACTCAAGAGTGTAGTAATTTTTTAGCTATGCCTGGAAGAGAACTTATAAATCAATTTAAAGACATGGAGCATATAAGTGTATTAGAAAATAAAGTTCCAGAAGAACTTCAGAAAGGATTCTTTAGACTGGGGAATGTAAAGGTTAAAGAAACTAGAACTGATTCCTTTAAATCTGACGATGAACAGTTAAGTAGGTTAGGTATGGCATATTTAGGTTGTATGGGAGCTGGGAAAACTACATTTATGACAAATAATGCTTACGATATAATAAACAAAGGCTATGGATTAGTTAATATAGATATTATAAATAACTGTGAGTTATCTGAATCCATAAAGTCTATAACTCCGCCTGACAAATTAATTGAAATTGATTGTAGCAATCCTAATCAAATACAATGTTTTTCTTATAATGAAGTATCTATAAATTCTAACATGACAGATTATGAAAAAATTTCAAACGCCATACTTCACACACAGCAAATAGCGGTTCTTTTAGATTCTATAAATGATGATGCTAGTAAGTTAAGTCCTAAGATGCTTAAATATTTATATGCTGCTGGAACTATTGTGTTTACAAACAAGTATGATGCAAGTTTAAAAGACATTTTGAATTGTCTTACTATACCAAGTAAAAGAAAGCATTTTATAGAATCTATAAAAGAGGGAATGCATGAATTACTTGAGGATGAAGTTGCTACATTAAAAGAATTAGATAAAAAAGAAAAAGATGGTAGTATATCAAATAATGATAATAAAATAGAAGGTATCATAGATAGATCTATACATCTTAAAACTAGTTCTCATACAAAATTAGCCTTTATGAAATCTAGTAAAGAAAATTTAAACTTTGTGGAGTTACTAGAGCAAAATAAAGTTATCTTAATAAAGATTCCTGAAAGTAAATTTCCATCTAAGATGATAAGAAATATAATAGCTACATTCTTTTTAAGCAAAATTTGGTTAGCAAAACAGATTTTATCTACTAGAAAGCAACCTAAGACTTTTATATTGTTCGATGAATTTTACAAGTGCCACAACTGCCAATTGTTATATCAAGATATATTTGTAGAAGCTAGAAAGTTTGATTTAGTTTCTATAGTAGCTTTGCATTATCTTAATCAATTAACACAACAATGTAAAGAAGCCTTAAAAGCTTCAGGAACATCATACTTGTTACTACAAGGAGCAGATGTTAAAGCATATCAAGATTTAAAATCTAACTTAGTAGCATTTGGTTATGAAGAAGAAGATTTATTGAACTTAGATAGGTATACAGCATTAGCATTAATAAAGACGACTAAAAACTATAGTGCATTTGTTGTTAACTTACCAGAACCTATTAAAAAAACAGAAATCCCTATCGCTTCTTGA